ACAAGATGTTCAAGTAACGTCAACCTTGGGTAGCTTAGACACGTTGAGTTTCAATTTCTATAATCTGCATACCAACAAGGTAGATGGCGATGTTCTATCACCTTTTAGTGTGATTAACGTTCCTGAAAGTGGAGAAGACTATGTACTGCAGACTTACAATACTGATGATATAGGCAACTATATACAGTACTCAGTAAGTGCAATGCAAATAGCCCGAATGTTCCATTATCACTATATCAAAGATAAGATTGGTGTAGAGACTACCACAACTAAGAGTGGTGATAGTACAGATACATCAACAATATCTAAACCAATTAAAATCAAAGATGCTCTGAACTTTTTATTCAAGGATTCAGGCTTTGAAGTAGTTATTAATTCAGACGTGAATCAAAACTCGGTTAAGACATTTAGTGATGGGCTAGGCGGTGGATATGCTGACGAACTTTTACAAACTGCAGCAACTAGTTACGGTTTTGAATACTATTGGAAAAACAAGACTTGCTATGTAGCAAAAGAGATTGGTGGTAAAGATAAGTTTGTGTTTGTCGATAATGTAAACTGCAATAAAATATCAGTTCAAGAAGACGACACAGCAATAACGACTAGAGCTACTGGCACGATTAACGTAACTAAGCAGAATGGAGATAATTCAAGTGTAAACACGTTGACCTCAACCTATGTTTCACCGCTAGTTAAAGAAAAAGGCTGGCCGATTATTGACGCCACGCCTTATACAGAAGACTTTACAGATGATGGTAAGTCCTTTGTAATGAGTCAACAATTGCTTGATGATAAGGTTAAAAATCTAGTCCATGATTATCCAAGCGTTCAGTACACAGTTGATGGTGCTAACTTTAAGAAGTTTGCCAAGTATCTACATGATGTCAGTATTGGTGACTATGGGTATCTGCGAACTAGGCAAGGTATTGATGTTGAAACAAGAGTTCAATCGATTACTTCATATCCGCAAGATCCAAGTAAAAGTAATACAATTACTTTTGGCAATTTAGCTTTTGATTTCATTGATTACGTGACTTATCATCATAACCAACAAGATAAATATCGTGAGTGGTATACCAGTATGAATCTTAAAATGAGCAATTTAGCTGAAATAGTCCATGAAGCTAATGCAGGCTTTGATACTTTCACAACCAACTGGGGAGAAAGTCAACAGCAGAATACGCAAAATATTCAAAAGCTCCAGCAAGAGTTGCAACAGCTTTTAAATAGTCAAAAAGATAAAGATACAGCTGATAAAGGAAAAGATGAAAATGATACGAATAAGTAGTGTGAACAGTCCAAAACGGGCTGTTTTTTATTTTCAAAGGAAGTGAGTAGATGGCTGACGTTTTTGAAAAAGAAGGTTCACCCACACAAGACGCAACCTATAGAGAGCATCTTGATCGTAACTGGGAAGCCGGTAATAAAAAGTTTGCTGAATTAGAGAAGCAAGAAGAAGAACGAATTAAAGCTTTAGAAACACAAGTAGCACACCTCAATCTTGCTGTCTTTGGCGATGGAGCAGTTCCAATTGATACTCCAATAGATTCAAACAATCAAACTAATAAAGCACAGGAGGTGCACTTAGATTAATGAATAATTTCAATTCGCTTAATAATGGCGGCGTACCGTACTACTTTCCAGCGGATATTGCTAAGGAAGGTAATCAATGTGTACGTATTAGTAACTTTTTCAAAACTCGTGTAGGAGATAATGGCAAGGTTTTACCATTTAAGTGGTATGATCAAGGGCGCGTCATGAATGTGCATGGGTTTATCCCATTCATTAAGGGTTTAATCGGTAAATTTAGCACTGATGATAATGACGAAGTAATCATGGCCCCAGATGCCAGCTATCGTGAATGGCAAGGCTCGACTGCTAATGCTCACGATGGTGGTTTTATAGATTACATCTTGGAAGATCAAATGTTTCCGCAAGAAGGTATCTTCAAAGGCCACTTTGGGTTAAAAGATGGCAACGGTAATGTACTTACTAGTGTTAACATTATTTTCGAAGTATTAGGGAATGATCTGCGAGTTGGCGAGACGGTTAAGTACTATGTTGGCGAGCTAGAAAACCTTAAGAATCAATATAAGGTTGAGGGAGAACAAGCGATTCAAGAAATTAAAAAAGGCTATAATGACGAAACAGAAAATGCCCGCAAAACGCTTGAGATGGTCCAACAGCAAGCAAATATTACCAAAAACAGTCAGATTTCTCTAAATGATCTCGTTAATAATACTATTGAATACATCAAGTCCCATAACATCGTTACTCTTGATAAATATAATGATTTAGCTAATGCTCATAAAGATGTACGAAATCACACGGATTTCAGATATCCGACAGATCAAGCTTTGAACACAGCAATTAACTTAAACAGTGATCCTTACTTAGATACTGGTATTTACAAAATTGGAAACTGTTCAATTATTAATGGACCATGGGCTGACGTTGATACTAGACGATCGTTATTTTTGCAAGTGGCGAAATATGATGACAATTTAATCTACCAAACAATTAATCATAGTAACGGTGAACACGGTGAACTATATACTAGATGCGTTTCAAAAGCCACTAACTCGTATCCTGGATGGGCGCATTTTGCTACGATGGAGCAAGTTTCCCATAACATGTCGTCAGTTTCTGGTAATTTACAAGCATTTATTACAGATCAAATTGGAGTAAATAAACGCGTGGATTATGAAAATCCTTCTGAAGTTGTAAGTAATCAAACGGCTGATCTCAACAATTATCGTAAAACGGGAATACTGAAAATTGTTAATTGTCTTATCCAAAATGGTCCATATAAGTCTGATAATCGCCATACCATATTTTTAAAGATAACTGATTTAGACGGTCAAACTCAATATCAGACAGTATATGAAGGCGATAACCTCTATGGACGCAAGCTTTTTAACGGAATCGGTAAATGGTATAAGTACACTAATACACCAATTTAAGATATTTATATCCTTAGTCGATAGACTAGGGATTTTTTATGGAGGAAAATAAAATGACAGAAGAAACTATAAATGAAAATGTAACGGCTACGCAACCAACTACAACAGAAAAAGCAAAAGAAATAACCATGAAAACTTATTACTGGTCTAATGATGCCGTACCTTTCAGAGTAATTAGAACCAATGACGAAATCACAGAGGATCAATATCCAATTGTCATAACAGCACCAGACCCAAGTATCAAAGCACCTAAGTACGATTGGATTGAACATAAGTGGATCGAAACTAGTGAAGAATCATTGGGACAGCGTTTAACATCCGTTGTCGAAAAGTTAGAAGATGCTCAAAAGAGCATTAGTGTGCTCCAAGAAGCTCATCAAGACACGTTGAAAAACAATGAAACGACTGATACAGTTATGGAACAACTTCAAACAACAGTGCAAATGAGTACCCGTATGATGGCTACTTTAAGTACCACTGTTTCCGCCTTAATTAAGGCATATCAAACTAAAAATACCACTGGAACTAACCAAGGAGGTGCACAATAATGTTTGATACAATTTTAAACAATCTAAATACTTTACAGGATGAAATGGTTCAAATGTTTAAGCAACAGTATGAATGGGGTTGGTTTGGTAAGACTAACCAAGAATCTAACTTAGTTTTGCGTGGTTACGTTAACACAAATGCCCTAACGCCAGAAGGCTACAAAGAAATCACAGGTGAAGATTATAATGAAACATCTCTTAACAAATCTTAATAGTAATTTTCAAATTTTAGCAATTGGAAGTATTCTTACAAGTTCAACAACTTCAGTTTCTGCAACTGCTCTATACATCAAGAATGAATTAGCTTAGTAAATCAAAAGTCGCCTAAAAAATAAACAGTACGTAAGGGCGGCTATTAAAGGTGACAAAAATGCTAAAGAATTATCAAAAAATCAGATCAGATCCACTTAAGTTAGTTTTAACTATCTTGCAGGGGCTAATTTCACTATGGGTTACGGGGATTGGATGTTTTTTATTCAGCGATCAACATTATTTCTTTTGGCCGCCTGATTGGTCAAACATAGAAAACGACATTCGAATTGACACTTTTGTAGTACTAGTTGGGCTAGTGCTTTTTTTATGCACAATTTTCGGTATAAAGAACCGCAAGATTATAGCAACTTTATTAGTTTGCTCAGGTGCTATAAGCCTATCAATGGCTACCTTGTCACTGCTTCATGTAATCATGTCTAATTATTGGGTTATGGGACTTAACGTGATTGGAGAACTAATCCTATTTAGCTTAGTTCTACTAGTGGCTCATTACTTATAGGAGGTGGGGCGCTTGCAAGACTTAAGCAATCTGTTACTGGCGATCTCAGCCTTAATTGGTTCGATATCTACCTTTTATCAGATCATCGCAAAAACCAAGCACAACGCTCCACCAGACAAGTCAGATATGAGTGTTGACGATATTCAAAATAAAATTAAGAAGTTACAGAAGAAACTTAAGGAGGACAAACATGATTAAGAAGCTAGAAAAAGAATTGAAAGAGTTAAATACCAAGCGTAATAAGTTATCCAAATTTTTATCAAAGCAAAACAAAAAGACCTTGTCAGCTAACCAATTGTCACTATTACAAGAACAAAAGCAAGCAATGGGTAAGTATGCAAAAGTCTTAAAGCTACGCATTAAGGATTTAAAGGAGACTAAATAATGAATTTCAACCAATTATTAGAAACAGCAATTGTCGTTTTATCAGTTGCAGCGGTTTTTATTGCTTCTATTTATAGTAAGCACAAAATTGAGATTGATAGAAAAGCAGCACAGGGTGACTTACTTGCTAAGTCTGAGCAACTTGCAGCTCGTTCTGTAACTCCCCTTGTCTATCAGGCCGAGAAGAGGGGAGGGAGTGGCGAAGATAAGTTAGAATTCGTAATCAATACTCTCAATATTCTTTTAACTATGGCTCACTTGCCAAGTCTACCAACAAGCTTCTTAAAGGGGCTAGCTGAAAAGGCTGTGACTGCTATGAAACAAGCACAATCAATTGCAGATACAGTGGATAAGCCTAAGACGACCATTGTTGGCGAGTTAAAGGAAGTTAAGAAGTAGGAGGTAACTATGAAAGTTGTAAAAAGAAGTTATGGTGTAGATGTTTCAAGTTTTCAAGGAACAGATTTATCTAAATATGCTAATCTTGGTGCTAAATATGCGTTTGTAAAAGTATCTGAAGGACTAGATTATCGTAATCCCAAAGCAGAGTCTCAAATTAAAAGTGCTAAAGATAATGGAATGATGGTTAGTGGATATCACTATGCACGTTTTAGCGCCAATAGTGGTGTAGCAGTACAAGAAGGTAATTATGCCGTTAACTCTGCTGTAGCAGTTGGATTGCCAAAGGGCTCGTACCTAGCTTGCGACTGGGAAACTGGTAGTGGTAATGTAACTAATCAAGGCTATGAAGCTAGTGCAGATGCTATTCTTGCTTTCATGGATACGGTAGCAACTGCAGGATATAAGCCACTTTTATATTCTGGCAAAGCCTTATTACCTAATAACGTAAATGTTAAGAAGATCACTGCCAAGTATGGGACTTGTTTATGGGTTGCATCATATAAGACTATGAATCGTCAAGATACAGCAGATTTTGGTTATTTTCCATCAATGGATAATATCGCAATTTGGCAATTTAGTAGCAATTGGTACGGTTTAGATGTCGATGCTAATGTTACCTTAATTGACCTTAAGTCTGATGTACCATCTCTTAAACCACAACCATCTAACCCAGCTCCTGCTAAACCAACTGCTAAGACTTGGACTGACGTTCAAGGCATGACTTGGCACGCAGAAGACGGTACTTTCATTACAGGCGGTGCAATTAATCTGAGATGGGGCGCTAATACGGATAGCATGTTGATTACCACATTGCCAGCAGGTTCAGTGGTTAAATACAACGCTTGGGCTAGAGATAGTGCTGGAAGAGTTTGGTTACAACAGCCACGTGGAAGTAATCATTACGGCTACTTAGTGGGGCGTGTAGGCAGTGATGCTTGGGGAACTTTTAAATAATAAAGTGATATAATTTAATCACTGGGCAGTTAGTGCCAAAGATAGATTCCTTCGAAGCTTCTGTTTCTATCATCATTAATGAAGCGAATTAAAACATGTTTTAAAAGCCACTCTGGAGAATTGATTTTCTCTAGGGTGGCTTTTTTTCGGCTAAAAATGGCTAAAAAGAATTGCTGAATTATAAAGACATAAAACAATGAATGCTGGTGCATCAATATTTTAAGTGCTTTATGTAAACATAAATAATCAAACACTGAAACCTGTACTCTCCTTAATTTTATGTAGCTTTACGGTATATTAGTATTACTTAATATTGATATACCGCTTTTTTTATCTTAATTTGTTAAATAAATTTTAAAAACG